CTTGGTATTTAAATTTGGATTACTTCTAAATATTTATTATATTGTAGGTTAAAAAATTTTTTAACTTAATATTTATAATAAAATGAAGGCTAAAGAACTTAAGGAATTAATCAAAGAGTCCGTAAGAGAGGCAATTCAAGATGAATTAAAGGATATATTACTAGAAGCTTTAAAATCTGGTAAATCAACTCCTCTTACAGAGGTGCGTTATACAAACACACCCCAAGTAACTCCCCCAAACACACCATCACCCACAAATCCTATGATGAGTGCTGAACAGAGAAAGAATATGTATGAGAATGCTTTAGGAGAAACAGCAATGACTTTTACATCTAATGATGTAAATCAACCCCTTAGAGTAACTCCAGGTGCTGATTCAGTAAATGGTCAACTCCCACAAGGTGAAGTAGATTTATCACTAATTTCCGGATTAATGAATGCTAAATAATGGCTCAAATAATCCAAAATAAATACCCTATTGATACTGAAGCTAGAAAAGCTATTGGTTTTGGTTTTCCTTTAAATGATAAGGCAGTTTTTAGACCTACCTATCAAACTAGAGATCAAATCAAAGCTAATTTAGTTAATTGGTTACTTACAAATAAGGGTGAAAGAGTTATGAATCCTGATTTTGGTGGAGATTTAAGAACATTATTGTTTGATCAAATCCAAGACTCAACAACAGATGAACTACAGGAAAGAATCCAAGATGCAATAGCACAATACTTTCCAGAAATAACAGTTCAAAAAATAGAATTCGTAAATAAACCAGATGAAAATACAATTAATTTTATATTAACATATGAAATTATTAATTTTGGTATTGAAGATAATATAAATGTAGAAATCAATGGCTGATTTAAAACGTGATATAAAATATATCAACAGGGATTTTAATGATTTTAGAAATGCTTTAATTGAGTATTCTAAAACTTATTTCCCTAACACTTTCAATGACTTTTCCCCTACATCTACGGGGATGTTATTTATGGAAATGGCTTCATATGTTGGAGATGTTTTATCTTTTTACTTAGATAATCAAATCCAAGAAACATTCATCCAAAATGCTAGACAAACTAAGAATTTATTTAATTTGTCTTATATGTTAGGATATAGACCAAAAGTAACTACAGCAAGCACAGTTGATATAGATTTTTATCAACAAGTACCTGCAAAATCAGTATTAGGCCAAAACGTGCCTGATTATGATTATGCTTTAAAAATTCCCGAAAATACACAAATTACTTCAGCTGAAGATAGTAATATTAAATTTTTAATTCAGGATGTAGTTGATTTTACATCATCTAGTTCATTAGATCCTACAACCATTACTATATATCAAACATCAGCAGGAGTTCCTACATATTATTTATTGAAAAAGACAAAGAAAGCAATTTCATCTACAATAAAATCAACAACAGCTACCTTTACAACACCCGAAAAGTTTGATACTGTAACTATTAATGATTCAAATATTATAGGAATTTTAGATGTTGTAGATAGTGATGGGAATGAATGGTATGAAGTAACTAACCTATCTCAGGAAAATGTATTTGATACTATTAGAAATACAAATACAAATGATCCAAATTTCTCAACAGATCAAGAAGCATCATATCTTTTACAATTAAAACAAGTACAAAGAAGATTTGCAGGTAGGTTTGTAGATACAACCAATTTCCAACTCCAATTTGGGGCAGGAACTTCAAATTTAAATGATGAAGAAATAATACCCAATCCCGATAATGTAGGAATTGGGTTACCATTTGAAAAGGATAAATTAACAACTGCGTTCTCACCTGTTAACTTCATGTTTACAGATACTTATGGGATAGCACCCTCTAATACTACTTTAACTATTAGATATTTAACTGGTGGTGGGGTTGCTTCAAATGTAAATTCAAATACATTAACAAATGTTGATGGTACTAATGTAGTATTTTTAAAAACAGATTTATCCAATACTACATTAGCAAATCAAATATTTGGATCTTTAGCAGCTAATAATGCTTTAGCAGCTGATGGGGGTCAAGATGGAGATACAATTGAAGAAATAAGACAAAATGCATTAGGTAATTTTCAAAATCAATTAAGAACGGTTACAAAAGAAGATTATCTTATTAGAGCTTTATCAATGCCTTCAAATTTAGGTGTAGTATCTAAAGCACATGCCGTACCTGCAAAAATAGCAGAATACCAACCAGGTGAATTACCAACTATTTTGGATTTATACGTTTTATCTTATGATATAAACAAGAACTTACGAACAGCATCGGCTGGGCTAAAAAGAAATCTTCAAACGTATCTATCCGAGTATAGAATGGTAAATGATTCTATTAGAATTAAAGATGCCTTTATAGTAAATATTGGAGTAGAATTTGAAATCATAGTTCTACCTAATTTTAACAATAATGAAGTAATTAACAATTGTATTGAGGCTTTAAAATCTTATTTTGAAATAGATAAATGGCAGATTAATGAGCCAATCCTACTTAAGGATATGAAAATATTATTAGATAGAGTAGAGGGAGTTCAAACTGTACAAGATGTTAAAATTATAAATAAAGTAGGAAATAGTTTAGGGTATAGTGATTTTGCTTATGATATTGAGGGTGCTACAATTAAAGATGTAGTTTACCCATCATTGGATCCAATGGTATTTGAAATTAAAAATCCTACAGTTGACATTAAAGGTAGAGTAGTACCATTATAAAATAAAAGATTATGGGATTATTAGAATTATATAACCAAATAACTAATGGTATTCTTCCATCTGGGGATGATAAAAAGCATATTGATAATATGCCTTTAGGTAATCCTCAATGGGAAAATAAAAATGATACTACAACAGATTATGGGAATACAGATCAAATTACAGGTACTCCAACCCCTAATCGATATCCTGCAGGTCCTATTGAATCATATACTCAAACATATGATAAAGATAATACTTATTTAAACCAAATATATACTAATACAAATAATGATGCAGAATCTCCACTATCTGAGTCTTTAGATAGTTCTCAATTAGATGATCAAAATAATCCAAATCCTGATCCTACTGAATACCCTGTAGAAGCTAATTCATTAGTAGCTCAAAACTCAGGTAATAAGAATTATTCTCAAGATAATTGGGGGGATAGTAAATATAATACTACAATATCAGATAGTCCTTTATTAGATTCTTTATCTACTTCTAGTTTAGATGATAGTGTTGTTTATAATACACCCCAAACTTACACTCCAGATGAACTTGTAGGAACACCTAACTTCACCCCTAAATATACAAGTGAAGTTGGGGAGGAATATGATGATAAAGTAGATAGAACTAATATTTCTAATTCACCTTTAGGCAAGGATTCATTAGATAGTTCATCTTTAGATGGTAGTGTTGTTTATAATGGTCCTGGAAGTACAACACCTACTAATATAAGTGGTACATTTGATTTTAATCCCCCATATAATGAAGAGGAGGATTATGAGGAAGACGTAAATAGAACTAATACTTCTAATTCTCCTTTATATAATTCATTAGATAGTTCATCTTTAGATGATAGTGTTGTTTATAATGATCCTGGAGCTACTACTCCAACTGATGTAGATGGTACATTTAATTTCACACCTAAATATGCAAGTGAAGTAAAATATGATACTACAATATCAGATAGTCCTTTATTAGATTCATTAGATGAATCTGATTTAGATAATAATGTTATCTACACCCCACCCCAAACTTACACCCCAGATGAACTTATAGGAACACCTAATTTTACTCCAGAATATAATTCAGATGATGAATATGATGATAATGTAGATAGAAATAATATCGATAATAGCCCATTAGCAAATTCATTAGATAGTTCATCTTTAGATGATATGAGTAATTATAAAAGTAATGAAGATGATCCTACAGTTTATCCTATAGAAGCTAATTCACTTGTATCAAATTTTACAGGTAAAAACTTCCAACAAAAATATTATGATGAAGAAGATAAGGAATATAGTGATAAAGTTAATAGGGATGAGGATAAAAATAGTCCTCTAAATTCATCATTATTTATATCACAATTAGATACTAACAAAATATATAATCCCAATAATGATCCTACATTATATAGAGCCGATCAAATTAAAAAAACTTCAAATGTTAAAGGGATAAATCCTATTATAGGAGAAGCACCTGAAAAATTTGACCAAAAATATAATTCTAATTCTACTTATTATGATCATTTAGAAGATAAAGCAATTGAAACACGATAATAATGGCAGTTTATAAAATATACCCAACTAAAGACGCATCTTTATATACAGAATACCCAGCAATGAACACGGGTATAGATGAAATAATTGAATGTTCAACTTATCTCAGAGATGGTAATTCTCAAACTAGTAGATATTTAATTCAATTCTCAGATAGTGAAATAAATGATGTAGTTAATAATAAAATAAGTGGATCATCATTTTCTGCTTATTTAAAAAACTATGATGCTTTAGTAACAGGATTAAATTCTGATACTACTATTTATTTCTATCCTACTTCTGGGAGTTGGGATATGGGAACAGGTAGATTTGAAAATTCACCTCAAACAGTAAATGGTGTAAGTTGGGGTTATCAAGATTATTCGGGTTCAACAGCATGGCCTACTGCAAGTTTTGGAAACTATGCAACAGCATCCTTCCAATCAGATTTACCCGGTGGTGGAGTTTGGTATACTGGATCAACTTTAGGATTAGATGTTGTACATACTCAATCATTTAATTACTCTGATTCTACAGATATTAAAGTAGATGTAACTAACACAGTATTAACTTGGTACAGTGGTGGGTTTGATAATAATGGGTTCTTAGTTAAACAAAAAGATAATACCGAGTTTTCAAGCGATTCGGCAAAACAAACAACTTTAAAATTCTTTTCAATTGATACTCATACAATATACCCACCTCAATTAGAATTTAGATGGGATGATTATACATTCTCAACAGGATCATCATCAAATACTGTATTATCTACACCTCAAAGTTTTATGTCTGTATACAACAATGAAGAAGTATATTATTCTGAAAGTATAGCTAGATTTAGAATATCTGCTATTCCAAAAAATCCAACTAGAACTTTTACTACATCTTCACTATATACTACTAATCATTACTTACCAGGAGATGTATCTTTATATGCTATTAAAGACACAATGACAAATGATTATGTTATT